ACTATGCATTTCTGCGAAGGATTGCCAAGGAAAAGAAACAAAGTTATATTAAAGGTAAGTTAATTCAAGATATGCCATTTGAGATGTTTGAAGTTCAAGAGGGTGATGATAAAGACTATCATAATGCTTATATGGATTTCGTTCAGAACAATAGCACCTTTGACGATTCTTGGATGGATCGCAAAAAAGAAAAAGCAGCAAAACGAAAAGTTGATAATACATTGAATAGTTTTTTGGATGATGAAAATGACACAGGACTTACACAAGTGGATTCGTGAATTGCAAGCAGGACATAATATTGTAACAAGGTCTTTTCCTGCACTAGCAAGAAGCACAAAACGAAAAAGAAGAAAACAAAGTAAGAAACTTCTTAGAAAATATACATGGGATGCGTTTGATAACCAATTTGATCTGAGTAAAATTATGGATGATAAGAAAATATTTTTAGGTGTTTCTGATTTCGAAGACTTAATCACAGTCGAAATTATGAAGCGTCGTGTTGATGCAAACCTATCAACAGTACAACGAGAAACAACTGTCCTTTGCGATCGTCAACGATGGTCAAAGTGGGCAGAAGAACAATACAGCGATTGCCTGTTCGTTCAAAGCAATTCTTCAACTGGATTTATCGTTGAGGAAAATACTAACAACTTCATCAAGTTTGATGTAAACTCTAACTCAACCACTGTTCGAGCATTCGGTGATGCTGAATATGCAGAAGACATGGTTGAGATTGTTGAGTCTAACTTTGATGTTGTTACATCTTATATCGAATGGATCTATGGTGCTGATGGTAACTCCGTCAATGTTCCATTGAATCGTGATCGCCTCCCAACTGAAGAGATGTATCCATTCCTTAATGGCGAATCCCTTAATGATTACTACGATCGTTACATGGAATCTTCTGCCAACATTCTCCTACTAATTGGACCTCCAGGAACTGGCAAGACTACATTCATTCGTGGTCTGCTTGCACATCGCAACTGTTCTGCAATCGTAACATACGATGCTGGCATCCTTGAGAAAGATGGTTTCTTCGCAAAGTTCATCGAGGATGATGCAGAAGTTATGGTTCTTGAAGACAGCGATGCATTCTTAAAGTCTCGTAGCGATGGTAATACAATGATGCATCGTTTCTTGAATGTTGGTGATGGTCTTGTTACAACCAAAGGTAAGAAGATGATCTTCTCCACCAATCTTCCAAGCATCCGTGATATTGACTCAGCATTAGTTCGTCCAGGAAGATGTTTTGATATCCTTACATTCGATACACTGTCACATGGTGATGCTAAGAAGTTGGCTAAGAAATTGAATGTTACCCTGCCAGACATCAAAGATGCATACTCTATTGCAGAGGTGTTCAATCAACAATCTGATAATACTAAAAAATCTAGTTCAAATAGAAAGGTAGGATTTATCTAATGATAAAAGTTACATACGCAACTCCAGCAACATCGAGCGTTCATTTGTTTAAATGGTTCAAGACTGATCTAGAAGCGAATGTTTTTGCATCAACCCTTGGTGATAGATTGATTGGGTTTAACTACGCATGAAAGTAGCCATTATTACTGATCAACACTTCGGTGCTCGTAATGATAGTATTGCTTTTCTAGACTTCTTCGAAAAATTCTATGACAATACTTTCTTTCCTGCTCTTGATGCAAATGCTATTGACACTGTTCTTGTTCTTGGCGATACTTTTGATAGACGCAAGTATGTCAACTTCTACGCACTGGACAGAGCCAAGAAAATGTTCTTCGATAAATTGGAAGAGCGTGGTATTAGAGTGCATATGTTGGCTGGTAACCACGACACTTATTATAAAAATACTAATGAGGTAAACTCTCCAGATTTACTTCTAGTTGAATACGGTAACATTGATGTTATCTCTAAACCAGAAACAATTGTTATTGATGGAACACGCATCTGTATGATGCCATGGATTTGTCCAGAGAACTATCAAGAATCATTGGATCATATTACAAACACTAAAGCCGAGATCTGTATGGGTCACTTTGAGATCGCTGGCTTTGCAATGCATAGAGGAATGGAATCAAACGATGGCTTGGCTAAAGAAACTTTCGAAAAGTTTGATTTGGTTTTTTCTGGGCACTATCACCATAGGAGTAGTAATCAGCATATTCATTATCTCGGAAATCCGTATGAACTTACATGGCAGGACTATAACGATCCCAGAGGATTCCATCTGTTTGATCTCGATACAAGAGAACTCGAATTCTTTTGCAATCCTTATCGAATGTTTGAACGAATCGAATACAACGATAAAGAACAAGACCCCATCGATCTCGATTTAATTGAACTTGACCAGAAGTATGTAAAGTTAGTAGTTGTAAACAAAACTGACTTTTATAAATTTGACAAATTCATTCAGAAGTTGTATAATAAGGGTTGTCATGAAATCAAGATTATTGAAGACATGTCAGAGTTTCAAGATGGTGAGATTGGTGAAGAAATCAATCTTGAAGATACATTGTCTGTTCTCTCACACTATGTCGATTCAATCGAAACTGATGTTGACAAAGAGCAAATCAAGACTTACATGAGAACACTTTACACTGAAGCGGTGAACATCGAGGTGGTATGATGCAACAACTTAATATAGAGTATTTCTTTCCACTGACAGAACAGATTCCACTTGAGTTGGATTTTACGCTAACTGAAAAGTATATTTTAGATAAGCGAGCAGAGCAGTTAAAAAATTCTGTTACGATCTCAGGATTAGTTTTCGGTGGAACTGGTGCTACTACTTGGACAACTATGTCTAATAATCTCGGCAACCCATCCTTTACTATTAATGTTGACCAGATGCCAATTACTATTATCTCTAAAAAGAAACCTAACTTTGTTAAGCAGTTTATTTACAAAGCACTGGGTATGAAATGGAAAGCTGAATGATCGTATTTAAAAGCGTACAGTGGAAGAACTTTTTATCTACTGGTAATTCTCCAAACAAAGTCTTACTAAACAAATCACAAACTACTCTTATCATTGGTAAGAATGGTGAAGGTAAGAGCACAATCTTAGATGCATTGTGCTTTTCGTTATTTGGTAAACCATTCCGTAACATCAACAAAGGTCAACTTGTAAACTCCATCAATGGTAAAGGTTGCGTTGTTGAGATTGAATTTGATATCAATGGTAAAGAATACAAAATCATTCGTGGTATCAAACCCAATATATTTGAGATCTGGCAAGATGGTGAGATGATCAATCAAGATGCTGCATCAAGAGACTATCAAAAGATTCTTGAGCAACAGGTTCTTAAATTAAACTACAAGACATTCACACAAGTTGTTATCCTTGGTTCTGCATCGTTTGTTCCATTCATGCAGTTGCCAACAACCCAACGAAGAGAAGTTATTGAAGACATTCTTGACATTCGTATTTTCTCTACAATGAATCAGCTGTTAAAAGAAAAGGTACAGGAAACTAAAGATGCTATTACCGCAATCGAGAACGAAATCTCCACTGCTAAGACAAAGGTTGACTCACAAACGCAACTCATCAAAACTATTACTGAAGCGAAAACGAGTGCCATCGAAAGTATCGGAGCAAAGATTTCTGCAAACTCTACTGAGATTTTACATGCAGAGGGCGAGATACAACTTATCATTTCGGAGATCGATACTCTTAAAGCAAGCATCAATGACAAGGAAACTGTTGCTGAAGACATTGACAAAGCCAAGTCCATCAGAAGTAAGTTGCTCCAGAAAATCGAAACTTGCGAGCACAACACAGAGTTTTTTAGCGAACACGATGTTTGTCCATCGTGTAGCCAAGATATCGCAGAGGAATACAAAGAGGGTATTATCAAAGATCTTAATGCGAAAATGTTGGACAATAACACAAAGATTGGTGAACTCGAAACCATACTCTCCAATCTCAATGACAAACTATCGCAAATTAATAAAGTGGTTGAGCAAATTACCGACAAGAACATTGAGTTATCTACAAGGAACTCTACTGTCACCTTACTCAACAAACAAATCAAAGAACTTGAAGCTGAGACCCAAAGGGTTAAATCTGACACAACTAACCTCGATGAAGAGAAGGGTAAGTTAAAAGATCTAGCCAAAGAAGCCATTGGTAAGATTGGTCAAAAGACTCAACTACAAGAGCAAAGAAATCTTGAAGATGTCGCTAATATCCTATTGAAGGACACTGGTATCAAGACAGCAATCATTCGTGAGTATCTTCCTATCATGAATAAATTGATTAATAAATACCTTCAAGCAATGGATGCTTATATTCACTTTGAGTTAGACGAAGCATTCAATGAATCTGTTAAGTCTAGATTCCGAGATGACTTTACATATGCATCATTCTCTGAAGGTGAGAAGATGCGTATTGACTTGGCAATCCTATTTACATGGAGACAGATTGCAAAGATGAAGAACTCTGTCAATACAAACTTACTATTACTGGATGAAATCTTTGACTCATCTTTAGACACAGCAGGAACAGATTACTTTTTGAACCTAATGAACCAGTTTGGAGACAATACAAATATCTTCGTTATTTCTCACAAGGGTGATCAGTTGTTTGATAAGTTCAGATCCGTTATTAAGTTTGAAAAGAGAAATGATTTTAGCGTAATCGCAAAGGGATAATAAAATGCAAATGAAAGTACAACACATTTTCCCAACTACAATTGTAGATTGGGATCTTGGTAGGGATATAACTGAACAAGAAATAACATTGGCAAAATTACATGGCACAGAAGGTAAATGTCATAGAAACATGGGTAATGTAGTTAGTAATGACCGATACCTACTGAGAGATTGTGCAGAATTGTCTTCTATTAAAGAATTCATAGAAACAGGTGTGCAACATTATGTTGAAAACATATTAATGACTACCAAAGATGTAGAATTTTATGTAACACAATCTTGGTTAAACTACACTAGTCCTGGGGAGTTTCACCATAAACACAATCATTCGAATAGTATTATTTCTGGTGTGTTTTATTTTAATGCAGATCCAGAAAAGGATAAAATTTATTTTTACAACGATCATAATTTTAGACAACTAGACTTTAATAGATCTGGATATAATTTGTCAAATTCTACTAGTTGGTGGTTTCCAGTCACAACTGGAAAGCTGATGATATTCCCTTCAAGTTTAACTCATATGGTTGAACAAACTACATCAGTAGAGACTAGGATTAGTCTCGCATTTAATGTTTTTGCAAAAGGATCTTTGGGTGCTGAAGAAACTCTAACAGCCTTATATTTGTAAAACCCTACTGCAAGTAAGACTATCCAGACCCTGTAAGTTGTTGAAATTACAGGGTTTTTTCTTTTTAGAAATAAGTGTTGTCTTTAATTGCCGACTGTTGTATAATAGTCGTTATATTATGGAGAAAACTATGGAAAATCAATGGGCTGGTTTTGATGACTTTGAGTTAGCATGTTTGTGTCATGGTTATGGTATCGAAGAAGAATGTGTATTTGAAGGCATCCTTCCTGTAAAATTGGCTAATCGTGCTAAGATTGAAGCACTGTTGACTGAATTCGAATTTGAATTAGCGTTTGGGGAATAAATATATTATGGAAATGAAAGCATCTGATCTATCCGCAAGACTGCTGGCAACTGAAAACCTTTCAGTGATTCGTGCCAGAACTCGCACTGCATCTTTTGACATCAAGAGTCGTATTCTTACTCTTCCGATGTGGAAAGATATGACTCCCGAAATTGAAGATATGTTGATTGGTCACGAAGTGGGTCATGCCCTCTACACCAACGATGACTATCTTGCACCATTAAGGGATACCCCTAAGTTACACTCATACATGAATGTCCTAGAAGATGTTCGTATCGAGAAACTTATCAAACGCAAATATCCAGGATTGCGCAAACGCATGAACGAAGGATATAAGCAACTCAATGATCGTGACTTCTTTGGCACGAAACAAGTTCAAGACTTTGACGAACTGCTACTCATTGACAAAATCAATCTTTACTTTAAAGCAGGATTCCAGTGTGGTGTAACATTCACACCTGATGAAAAGGCATTTGTGAATCGTGCTGAACGAACAGAAACAGTCGATGAAATTGTTGCACTGGCAAATGAGATTTATGCATACTCTAAACAAGTAGCCGAAGAGCGTAAACAGAATGCCAAATTCCAAGAACAAGAAGAAGATGAAGGTGATGAAGACGAAGATCCAAACTATGGTGACTTTGACATCGATGGCGAAGAAGACTTTGAAGAACAAGATGGTGAAGACGAAGATCTGAAACCAGCCAAGAATAATAAATCATCTACACTACAAAATGACGACAAGTCAGAAATTGGTGACGATTTAGAATCGAAAACAGAAAGAGCATTCCAAAACAAATTGGAAGACTTAGCTGACGATTCAACTGAATACAAATACTGGAAGTTTGACACAGACTACTTCAAAGATCCAGTCATCGGTTACAAACAGATTCTGAATGAAACTAAATCACCTGAGAAGTGGTTACTTGATAGTCCAGACATGATTGACTACCGCACTCGCAATATGAGTGATGAAGAACGAAATGCTTTCCACAATGCAGAGGATTCAGATTTTGTGCAATTCAAAACTGAGTCTATTCGTACTGTGAATTATCTCGTGAAAGAATTCGAGATGAAGAAGTCTGCTCAACTTCACAAGCGTGCAATGGTATCAAAGATTGGTTCATTGGACATGAAGAAAGTATATGCATACAAGTTGCAAGACGATTTGTTCAAGCGTGTAACTTCTCTGCCACAAGGTAAGAATCACGGCATGATTCTTCTTGTTGATTGGTCTGGTTCAATGAATGAAGTATTGAAAGATACCATGAAACAAGTTATCAACTTGGCTATGTTTTGTAATCGTGTTCAGATTCCATATCGTGTGTATGCATTTACGACTGACTATAACGACAAGAAAACTGAAACTGTAGCAGAACATGAAGCATATCGTGCTTGGAGATCTGCAAGACGAGAAGAAAACAATTTGATTGATTCTGCCGACAGGTTCCACTTGTTAGAATTCTTCAACAACAAAATGACTACCAGCGAATTCAATTCAATGGCTCGTCGTGTTCTTGACTATCGTTTCCACTGGAATGAAGGTTACAACACTGGTGGTACTCCATTGAATGAAGCATTGGTATATTGCTACAAAACTTTGGGTACATTTATTAAGAACAACAATATCGAGAAAACAACTTTCATTACTCTTACCGATGGCGAAGGTGGTTCATTGAATACCTACACATCTGGTCGTTTTGATGACTCTCGTACAGAGATCGTTGATGGTGTTTACAAACGAATCAAAATCAAGAACTTTATCAAAGATGAAGCCACACAAAAGACTTATGAAATTGGTCGCCTGTCTGGTAATCAAACTGAGATGATTCTTCGAATGATCAAAGATCGTTACAATATTTCTTCGGTCGGATTTCATATCTGTCAGAATCGTGGTCGTGATTTGCGTTGTGTTGCAAACTCAAACCTACCTGATTTTAATGGAGACATCTACGCATTGATTGATAGCTGGAAGAAAGAATTCAGAGCACAAGGTTTTGCGTCAGTGAAAAACACTGGTCGTGATGAGTTGTTCTTGATTCCACAGTCTTCAACCAAGATCCAAGAGGGTGAGATGGATGTAAAAGCCGATGCAAATGCAAGAGCGATTGCAAAGAATTTCGGTAAATTCCTCAATGTAAAGAAGACTTCCCGAGTCCTACTCAATCGATTCGTTGGATTAGTAGCCTAAGACCCTTGCAACCACAGGGTTAAATAAGTGTTGACTTTTATTGTTAATTACAGTATAATAGTTGTTATGAATTTGTGAAAGTGTAATTTTATTATGGAGAAAATGTGATGGCAAAAACTGATACCCAGTTCCGTGAATCGTTTGAATTGAAGATGAAAGAAATGTACCCTGACACTGCCACCAAAGGCACTGTTAGTCGTCCAGAACTTTTGGATGTTATGGAAGCAATGAAGACAGAGAAGTATCCTTTGTGGCTCATGAAGAATAAAGTTGGTCGTGGTTTGTACGCTATTGAAGGTGGTGCAACCCCTATTATTGGAAACACTGCATTGAAAGCACAACCTGTGAAACAAGAATCCTTTAAGGTGGACTACTCTGATATCTCAGCGTTGATTCCAAAGAAAGACAGCAACTTTGTACCATTCGGTAACTACAATGACTTGGAAAACATTATCAAGTCTGGTATCTTTTACCCAGCCTACATTTCTGGTCCAACTGGGAATGGCAAGTCAACGATGGTCGAACAGATTTGTGCCAAGCACAAGCGTCCATTGATTCGTGTTAACCTTAACATGATGACTGACGAAGAACAACTTATCGGTTCCAAGACTTTGGAAGATGGTAATGTGGAGATCGTAGAAGGTCCAGTATTGATTGCAATGCGTAGCGGTACTGCGTTGTTGCTTGATGAGATCGATGCAGGTTCAGCAAACACTCTACTTTGTTTGCAACCGATTCTTGAGGGTAAACCATACTACTTCAAACTCAAGAATGAGATGATTGTTCCAGCTGAAGGATTCAACATCTTTGCCACTGCCAATACTAAGGGTAAGGGTTCAGACGATGGTCGTTATATTGGTACCAATGTTTTGAACGAAGCATTCTTGGAGCGATTCGCTGTTACATTCGAACAGGAATACCCAAATGCAAAAATCGAAGTTAAGATTATTAAGAATCTCATGGAAACTTATGGCTGTTTAGATGCCGAGTTTGCAGAGACACTCGTGAAGTGGGCTGAAGCAATTCGTCGCACTTTCGAGGATGGTGGTGTGGATGAAACTATTACGACTCGTCGTATGATCCACATTGTTCGTGCCTATGCAATTTTTAAGAATCAGCAGAAAGCAGTTGAGTTGTGTTGCAATCGTTTCGATGCAGCAACCAAAGCTGCATTCATCGACTTGTTCGATAAAGTTGCAAACCCACAACCTGAAGTAGTTGCTACAGAAACTGTAGAGACTCCAAAGGTGGAAGACGAGATTCCCTTCTAAATGTAAGTCTTGCAATCCCCTGCAACTCGTAGGGTTATTGCAAAAAGAACTTGCCTTTAATTCGGAATTGTAGTATAATAGTATCTGTTAGTTAGAAATTTTTTGTGAAACTTTGAAAAGGAAATATATTATGTTGAAATTTGCAAACTTGTCGTTGTCCCAAAAGCGTTTTGTTGTGACTGTTCTTGAGTCCAACAAGCAGTATAAGAAAGATCCTCAGATTACTCTGAAGGAATGTGCTGCAATTTATTACACTATTCGTGACCAACGAACTGGTGCGAAGGGTGAAAAGATTGGATACCCTAACTGGTTATTCAATAAGAATAAAGTCGAGCGTGGTGTATACCAGTTGCCGATTCCTACTGATGTCGAGTTGTCTGCTTATGCCAAAGAATTGGCTGAGAAGAATACTCCAAAGGTAGCAAAGGCTAAAGCCAAAGTTGCGAAACTTGCTAAAGCCAAGACTGTTAAAGTCAAAGCACCTGCAACTACTGCAGTTGCGAAAGAAGATAAGATAGAAGTATCTCGTCTTCAAAAGATTGTTGATGAATCCGTTGAGTTCGGTGATGACACCGAAGACTTCAATGCGATCCTTCGTGAGAATGGCATCACAGTTTAATTAGAGTTTACCTGTCATCTGGGGTACTGCCATCGCCCCAGATGATTTTTTTCATTTGATGGTTGTTAATTATGGAGATATTATGTCTAAACAAGAATTGCTATTGACGCATCTGAACAAGGGTAAGACTTTCACTGCTAAGCAGATCAAGTCCTCTTTCGGTATTGCACATCCAGCAAGCACAATTCGTAACTTGCGTGAGCAAGGTTATTGTGTTTACTCTAACCCAGCAGTTGTGAATGGTTCTGAAGTGGTTAAATACCGCATCGGTCGTCCAACTCGTGCGATGGTTGCCATTGCAAACCGCTATGCTGGTTCATCTGTATTTACTCGTACAGCTTAATTAAGTGAGTTATAAATGAGCATTCTTCGGAGTGCTCATTTGTCACATTCATTTGAGGTAGTATAATTGCTTTCAATCCGTTGGATTACTACATGGCTTTATATACTTGGTGGTGCATTTTTAATCTTACTTGATACTCCAGTTTGGATCTGGGCATTTTTAAGTTCACATTTTATACTACTATTCTTATCGATTGATATGAATGATTTTAGATTAAAGCTACAATATACTTTCTTAGTGATTGTAGACTTCTTTGTTATTGTCCACTTATTTATTTTGAGGTGATGTCTTGAACGATAAAGTTAAATTATCACAAACAGCTACGACTGGTGGTCGTAAATTTGATGGAGGTAAACTACAATATGGTTTGCTTCCTCCACTCGCATTAAAAGCGACTGTAGAGATTCTAACATTTGGTGCGGAGAAATACGAACCAGATAATTGGAAGAATGTTCCAGACTCAAAACGAAGATACTTTGACGCAATGCAAAGACATCTTTGGGCATGGAAAGAGGGAGAGCAAAACGATCCCGAGACTGGCAAGAATCACTTGGCACATGCAATGTGTTGCTTGATGTTCTTGTATGAGCACGATGTTAAATACTCAAAATAAATTTGTCAAATACCTCATTATGAGGTATAATGTATTATACATAGTAGTGTATCAATTAGAAAAAGGAGATACGATATGACTCAGATTTTTGTTCGTTGTCCATTGGATGGTCATGAAAACCAAAAGTATTGTGGACTGGTTGAACACTACAAAGCAAACGGAATTACTGATGAATGTCCTCATCAGCAAGAATGTGTAGATTTAAAAACCCATGTTAATAATGAAGAAGGAAAATATAATGAAATTAAGTAAAGAAACCGTAAACCTAATCAAGAACTTTGCTGGTATTAACAGCAATCTTCTCTTGAAGCAAGGTAACAAACTAGCAACTATCAGTGCACAAAAGAATGTGATGGCTGACGCAACAACTACTGAGTCATTCCCTGACTTTGCCATCTATGACTTGAATGAGTTTCTGGGTGCGATGTCTTTATTTGACGATCCTGAATTGGAATTCCAAGACAAGTATGTTTCTATCAAACAAGGTAATATGAACATCAAGTTCTTTGCTGCAGACCCATCTGTTTTGGTAGCACCACAGAAAGCAATTACCTTCCCTGATGCAGAGATTAACTTTAACATGTCTGCAACGATGTTGGATATGATTAAGAAAACTTCTTCAGTCCTTCGTGCAGCCGATGTATCAATCGTTGGTGATGGTAGCAAAGTTACTGCTGTTGTTGGAGACAAGAAGAATGCCACTGGTAACTCTTACAGTGAAGCGATTGGTGAAACTGATAAAGTATTTAAAGTTAATCTGAAAGTAGAAAACTTAAAGATGCTTCCAGGTGATTATCAAGTGTCAATCTCAAGCAAGAAGATTTCTCGTTTCAAAGCACCAAACACTGACTTAGTTTACTATGTCGCAGTAGAAGCAGATTCTACATTTGAGTTTTAATTGATGAGAGGGTATAATTCCCTCTCTGTTTTTATTATGTTTGGAGTGATATATGATTGATAGTCGTGATGAAATGTTTTTGTGGGTAGAAAAGTATCGTCCACAGAAGATTGATGATTGTGTTTTACCACAGGCACTGAAAGAGACTTTCCGCCAGTATGTAGAGCAAGGTGAACTACCTAACTTCTTGTTCACTGGTTCTGCTGGTGTGGGTAAAACTACAATTGCTAAAGCACTATGTAATGAAATTGGTGCAGAGTTTATGATGATCAACGGATCCGAAGAATCGGGTATTGATACTCTGCGCACTAAGATTAAGGGATTCGCTTCCACTATATCATTGACTGATGCCAAGAAAGTTGTCATCCTCGATGAAGCGGATTACCTTAATGCTAATTCAACTCAGCCAGCACTTCGTGGATTCATTGAAGAGTTTGCCAACAACTGCCGATTCATTCTAACTTGTAACTTTAAGAATCGTATCATTGAACCTATCCACAGTCGTTGTGCTGTAGTGGAGTTTAAGATTGATTCCAAAGACAAGCAGGAGATCGCTGCAACCTTCTTTAAGCGAGCAGTGTCAATCCTCAAACAAGAGCAGATTGAATTCGATCCTAAAGTTGTTGCCGAACTAATCACTAAACACTTTCCAGATTACCGTAGGATTCTAAATGAACTCCAACGATACTCTGTTTCTGGTAAGATTGATTCTGGCATCCTTGTCAATATGTCTGAGGAATCATTTAAGGGTTTAATTAAACTACTTAAAGAGAAAGACTTTACAGAAGTCCGTAAGTGGGTTTCTAAAAACTCTGACTCAGATACCACATCACTATTCCGTGAACTATACGATAGTGCTGCAACTACGATTGAACCAAACAGTGTTCCACAATTAGTTCTTATTCTTGCAGACTATCAATATAAAGCAGCATTTGTAGCTGACCATGAACTAAATATAATGGCAGCACTCACTGAGATTATGGCTCAGTGTAAATTCAAATGAGGCTAACATGGAACTTATACTACTAGTAGTATTCACATTTGTTGTATGGATAATGGGTGCAGTATCTGGCTGGAACGCTAGAGAAAAACATGCCAAGAAGCAAATTGAAAAACACTTTAAGACCATACAACAATTTGAAGAACAAGAAGAAGAACAGATCCATATCATTATCGAAAAACATAATGATATGTTATTCGTTTACGACAAAGATACTAAACAATTTATGGCACAGGGATCTTCAAAGGAAGCCGTAGAGAAAGTCCTTGTAGAAAGATTTCCTGGAAAACGATTTGCTTGTCACGAGTCTACACTGAAAGAAGTTGGATTTATATCATGACACCATTTGACTTTATTAATGCAATCAATTCCACAAAGAAAGATCTCTTAGCAGAAGACCCGATGGCTAAGAAGGACTATGTTCCTTTTATCATTAACAGGGGTTTGGGTTATTTTCCAGATACAGTCCTATATGCAAACGAGATGAATCGCAACTCATCTATTCCAGTGGACTGGCAGTTTTCTTTTTTACTAAATAGTATCTCTAAGAAGAAAAGATTCTCCAAATGGCACAAAAAAGATGCCGAAACAGAGTCTCTTCGATTAGTTAAAGAATACTTTGGTTATTCCGATTCTAAGGCAGTTGATGCCCTAAGTATATTGACGGAAGATCATTTAGTTATGATAAAAGAAAAATTATACAAAGGTGGAAAATAATGACTGTCGAATTGATTTATTACGACTGGACAGCTGAGTCCATGCTTGAAGTGATACTACCAGAACCAGATAACTTTCTAAAGGTTCGTGAGACACTTACCCGCATCGGGATCGCTTCCAGAAAAGAAAACAAGTTGTATCAATCTTGCCACATTTTACATAAGCAAGGTAGATACTTCATAGTGCATTTCAAAGAATTGTTTGCTCTTGATGGTAAAGAATCTAATATCACGAGTGGCGATATCGAGCGCAGAAATGCTATTGCTGGTTTGCTACAAGATTGGGATCTATTAAAGATTCTAAATAATACGCAAGCAGACAATAAGGCATCTTTGTCTCAAATTAAAGTAGTCTCTTTTAAAGAGAAAAATGAGTGGGAACTTGTTCCCAAATATAACATAGGAAAAAAAGCAAAATGATCAAACTTGAATTGAGTATAGACGATTGTAATATGATTCTTCGTGTATTGGGTAAGCACCCATTTGAGGAAGTAGTTGCAGTTATCAACAAAATTAAACAGCAAGGTGAACCACAGGTTGTAGCATTAGAAGCAGAAGCTGCAAAAAATGCACCAGCTGAAACACCTGCAGAAAAAGCATAAATACCATTAGGTATAACTAATGATTTTCATTAGCTGGTTTTTGTCCTCTCAATCCTAAGTAATAAGTCCAACAATGGACAAACAATTAGGAGATTATTATGTGGACAAAACCATCAGCAACAGAAATGAGATTTGGCTTTGAAGTTACAATGTATGTAATGAATAAGTAATAAGAATTCACCTTAGGACCACTAAGTTACGAATCGTATAAAGCAGGCATGACGCACGATGTCGCTGGAATTGTAACCAGCATTAATGATATGCCTTCGGGGTATCAATTTTAATTAAACTCGCTTAATAGGAGAAACACAATGGTACGACAATTCATCCCCACATTTTTTGGTGAACACTTCAAAGACTTTGATAAGGTGTTCGTAGGTTTCGATGACCAGTTCTCGAAGATGCAAAGTCTTCATGACGAACTAACCAAAAACATCCCTAACTATCCTCCATTCAATGTTCGCAAGAACGGTAATACCTACACGATTGAAATCGCTGTGGCAGGTTTCGCACAAAACGAAATCGACATTACCATTGATGGTGGTAAACTAATCGTTAAGGGTAACTCTGAGTCAACAGAACCAGAGGACACTGATTATCTGTTCAAAGGTATTGGCATGCGTGCGTTTACTCGTGCATGGGCAATCGGTGATCAGTATGAAGTTAAAGATGCTGAGTTGTTCAATGGTGTATTAAAGATCGCTCTCGATCAATTAATCCCAGAAACACAGAAAGCAAAGAAAGTTCCAGTGAAGACTAAGGGACAGAAGTCATTCTTACAAGAGGACGCATATGAAAAAGCTGCTGAACAATTGTAAGAATATCATCCTTGGTATTGCTGAGGGTATCCAAGCATTCAGAACTTACAAAGCTGGTAAAGTAAAATGAACAATTGGATCCCAATGACAGATGACGATTGGGATTGGGTAAACGGTAAAGCACCTAAACCAACCAAGTAATCGTACAAGTAGGGAGAGTTTCGGCTCTCCCTAAATACTTGTATGAAAGCCAAACTATCACCAAACATGATATCTTTCGTCACAGTTCGTCGTGGTGACTGGATATTAAAAATATCTGTTTACAAAAATAAACAGGTGATGGTAGTTGCACAGCATTACTATGATTATGAAAGAACTATTATTCATTTCTTTACTGATCAAAACTATGCAGCAGATTTTATTGAACAACTTGTTATAGAGGATTGACATGACAGAGATTAAAGTATTTAAATTGATTAGTGGTGAAGAACTGATTGGTAAAGTAGAAACAACTGCAAATGGATATTATGTAGAAGCACCAGCAACTATCCTCATGCAACAAACAAAAGATGGAGTTGGTTTGGCATTGATGCCATACATGCCTTATACCGAAGGAAAGGTAAAATTGTTCAGTCAATGTGTTGCCACCGAAGGTGAACCATCCAAGAAAATGGTCAACGAATATAACCGATTATTCGGTTCAGGGATAGAGATCGCTCCAGCGTCTGCTTTAATCGGTCTGTAACCCTCTCTAGGCTTCCCCTAGTCCTCCCTCCAAACCCTCTCTCGTAGAGGGTTTTCAGCATTCTAAACCCCTGTATCTACAAGGGTATCTAATCCCCTCAGACTCGTAGGGTTACTCCATAAAGTTGTTGTCTTTAATTGCAAATTACTGTATAATAGTAGTATGAAAATTGAAAAGGAAGTGAAAATGATGAAATATGAAGTGTTACAAATTAACCTGACTCGTGAACAATCTGACTTGGTGAATTCTTCCAAAGATTATCCAGAGTTTTATAATCTGTATTTGAATACAACTTTCCGTCCAACTGTTGAAGCCATCAAAGCTGCAAAAGATATGTACAAAAAAGTTGCTGTTATTACTGCCAATTCTTTTGATGGTGTGTTTACTGCCAGCAATGTTGGTTTTGAAGATCAGATCGAACGATTTGCTCCAATGCACTCTGTGTCTGTTGGTGACATTCTTGTTCGTGAAGATGGTGTTAGTGTTTATGTTGATACAATGGGCTTCCGTCCAGTTTCACTTTAATTGAGAGGAAAATATATGATGAATACATTCTTTAAATCAAAATCCGAGTTGCGTGCCGAAACCGAAAAACAAGTAAAGTTGTTTTTGAAAAAAGGTGGAAGCATTGAAGTTGTGAAGCCACGCAAAGCACCAAAGCAACGCATGTCTGGTAAAGTTACAAGATCTGCATCCACTGGGACTTCTGGTTTTGCGACTGGATTCCCTCGCAAGAGTTGCATTTAATTGTTGTCTTTAATTCAGAATTGATGTATAATAGTTGTATGATGATTGAAAAGGAACTGCAAATGTCGAACGAACTCAAATCTTGGGAAGAAATGTCTGTGTTGGAACAAATGCAGTGCCAGTTCTGGGACATGTACAAGGATGCGTATGGTGTTCGTCCTCGTGGTATCGATACCACTGATTGGACTGAGGAAGAATTCATGGCTGAATTCGAAACTCTTGGTCGAGTCATCGAGCGTGAAGAAGCTGATCGCAAAGAGCGTGAGGCAGAAGCAGTGGTGAAGTTTGAACAGCATGTCACCAATACAATCTGTATGGGTGCGAAGGATCGTACTACTGCTCTCCGCTGGATCATGGACGCTGGACATGCAAATGGTGACTGGGAATACTTCTGTTACCTCAATGGTCTGCCCTATGGTTACTTTCGGGAAGCAGCATGATTCTTGTTAGAGAAATAACTGTTTGGGATATAGACTTTCAACCGAATCATACATATGTTATGAATGAATCGATGGACAAAATCTTTGGTTACTTCATGTGGAACGATCCACAAAAATTTAAGATGTTCAGCAAGCCAATGCGGTTTGATACTCGTTATCGTAAATTCAAAGTTCTCAAACGAAACCTACACTTCGAAGGACAGAAGTCCACGAATAAAATTTGGGAAATTAAAGGTAGCAAAGACCATGTATATACCGTAGAAGAATCAGAAAATGGTATGGTCTGTAGTTGTATCGGTTTTAAATATCATGGTAAGTGTAAACATATTGATGGAGTGATGAATGAACATAAATGAATTTCTAAACAGTCTTGCTGAAAATGCCTCACGCAATTTCAAGATCGACCAATTAAACGCACAGAGCGATAACGAAACTCTGCGTGAGGTTATTCGGCTAGCACTGGATCCTTTTACTCAATTCTATCAACGAAAGATTCCTGAGTATACCACTGACTCAAAACAAACAAGTCTCACTCAAGCCATGTTGGCATTGTATGACTTGAAGGAAAGAGTCGTTACTGGTAATGCAGCAATTGAATATCTCCGTATGCTTCTCTCATCCGTATCGGCTGACGATGCTAAGGTACTGGAGAGAATCATCTCCAAAGATCTGAAGTGTGGTGTTGATGTATCGACTGCCAACAAAGTTTGGTCTGGTTTGATTCCTGAATACCCATGCATGTTATGCAGTCCATTCGAACAGAAGTTGGTTGACAAGATTAAGTTCCCAGCCTATGCTCAAATGAAGATGGATGGTATGCGATTCAATGCGATTGTCCGTGATGGTAAGGTAGAATTCCGCAGTCGAAATGGTAAACAGATTCTGTTGTTGGGTAATCTAGAAGCAGAGTTCGCTGCACTTGCTGGTAATATTGATTGTGTATTTGATGGTGAGTTGTTGGTTATGGATGACATGACAATGCAGTTCGCAGATCGTCAAACAGGTAATGGTATCCTCAACAAAGCAAACAAGGGTACAATCTCTGCCGAAGATGCAGCAAAGGTTCATGCCACTGTTTGGGATTTGATTCCTTATGTAGCATTCGTTGATGGATATTGTTTGACTCCATATGCAAAACGATTCTCTACTCTACAGGCAATTGTAGATAAACAAAAGTCTGCAGGCAAAAAGATTTGGTCTGTGACATCAACCATTGTTGAAACATTGGAAGACGCACAAGAGATTTTCCAAGGTTATCTTGCAGATGGATACGAAGGTATCATTCTTAAAGATGGTAGTGGTGAATGGGAAGACAAACGAAGTAAGACTCAGATTAAATTCAAAGGTGAATTGGAATGCGATCTTAAGATTGTTGCAGTCGAAGAAGGTAAAGGTAAAGCAGTAGGTATGCTTGGTGCAATTATCTGTGAATCCGCAGATGGAATTGTAAAGGTAAATGTAGGATCTGGTTTTAATGATGCCCAACGAAAGCAATATTGGAAAGAAAATATAGTTGACAAAATCGTGGCAGTGAAGTATAATAGTCGTATCAAGAACAAGGCTGGAGAAGAATCTTTGTTTCTTCCAGTGTTCATTGAACTGCGTGACGACAAAGATGTTGCAGACAACTCAAAGGTAATAAAATGAAAGTAGCAATTAATACATGTTTTGGTGGATTCGGTATCTCAAATATCGCATTCGAGAAGTTGCTTGACCGAAAGGGTATTGCATTCGATAAAGTGCCAGCCAAGTTTCCAATTCGTGGAAATGACTCAGACTATTACAAAGCTGGTAGTCCACAATCTGATGCGACATACCTAAGTGAGTATGAGTTCTATGAACAACGCAATGATCCAGATTTGATCGCAGTGATTGAAGAGTTGGGTAAAGATTCATGGGGTTGGGCATCAGAACTAGCAATCTTGGATATTCCAGATGATGTTGAATGGCACATTGGCGAATACGATGGACTTGAACATGTAGCTGAAAATCATAGGACTTGGTATGGAGATTAATTATGTTAGACTTCGAAGAAATTAGATTGGCTCGAACACTAGGTCGTGCCATTGAAGAAGAAATAAAGAATGGTAACAAAGTACCTGACGAAGTTCTTCGAGCATATGAAGAATTATACAAACACTGGCAGTTACAAATGGATAGAGAATTATCATGAAACGAGAATTAGACGAAGCACTCTGTGCTAAGTATCCGCTGATCTTCAAAGATCGTAATGCAGATATTCGCACCACAGCCATGTGCTGGGGTTTTGAATGTGGTGATGGTTGGTATAACATCATCGATGTTCTTTGTGGTCTATTGACTAGTGATTATCGCCAAGCACAAAGTCGTTATGAATCTATCAAAGATAAAGTTGATCAACCACGCTGGGAAGGTAGTAAAGATATTATCACCCAAGAAAAGATTGACGAAGCCAAAGTAAAACTAGATGAAGAAACACTGAAGGTTCCAGTTGCTGCTCAAGTAAAAGAGAAGTTCGGTGGACTTCGATTCTATGTTCAGGCAGCAACCGATAAACATTATCAATATATCTCGTTTGCTGAGAGTATGAGTTATCATACATGCGAAGAATGTGGTGCTCCAGGAAAAACATACACTGATGGTTGGCATACAACTCTTTGCGACATCCATGCAGCAATGGCTGGCAAGGAAGAAGAATATGAGTATGAGGAGAATGAATAATGTTTTACGGTAAAGAATCTATTGACAACCAATTCAATCCACTCCTAAAGAAATTAGGAGAACAGGAATTGTTTCTGTTTGAACCAATGCCAAGCTACAAACTAAACGAAAGATGGACTGATGAATTCCGTATTCGTGATGGTCATACTAAACTGGCTGATGGTACATGGGTAACTATTCATAAAGTAGCTACATATATTGAGGCACTTCAGAAAAGTACCAACGATTTGTATGACACTTATATGAAAATTTCTCGTGAGTTAGAAAAGGTAAGACAACAAAAGAATGAGATGGAATTTGGTCTGCGTCATGCGCAGAATTCTTTAAACAAAGCACTGGCAATGAAAGGTGATAATGATGAGTAAATTAAAAGAAGGTTCGGTATGGGTTTTGGTCGAAGCCATTCAATCATATCGTATGCGATATATGGTGGAAGCACCAGCAACTAATCCAGAGTGGGCAATGGATGATGTTACTTGTGAAGACGCAAAAGAGTTTTCTCAATTGGCACTTCCAGAAGTGATTACATCACATCGTGTTCTTACTGAAGAAGAAGCACTTGCTCTTTGTGATATTGATAATAACTATACTAATGAATGGACTGTCGATCAAAAGATCAAAGCCTTCTTCACCAAAGAAGGTGAAGGAAGAGTGCTATAATGTTTATGTTCGATGTAGAAACGCTGGGAGTAGAATCCAATTGTGTGGTTCTTTCTGCAGCTATGGTTCACTTTGATCCAGAGAAACGACCAACCTATCAAGACTTGTTGGACAATGCATGCTTTGTAAAGTTCGATGTCAAGGAACAGATGGGTGTTGGTCGCACTGCATCAAAGTCTACACTTGAGTGGTGGAAAGGTCAACATGAATATGTTCGCAAGACTTCTCTTGATCCATCCCGTGAAGACATGACTGTTGAAAATGGAATGCAAAAGTTCTATGATTACATGAAGCAATTCCCAAATGCGGATAAACAAACTATGTGGGCACGAGGTTCATTAGACCAGATGGCTATTGATTCGCTTGCTGTTAAATTTGACTTGCAAGAGATTACAGGGTATAATGTATGGAGAGATGTGAGAACTGCAGTTGACATTATGTTTGGAACCACGAATGGCTATGTAGAAGTGGATCATCCTCTGTTCAAACGACACGAAGTTATCAAACATCATCCTGTCCACGACTGTGCACTTGATGCAATGCAACTAATGTATGGAAAACAAGTTTAATGGAATTTTATACCAGCGTCCACCCAGTGGGCGACAAGATCCTCGTTAGGGGATATCAAAACGGCAGGGCATATCAGCGTAAGGTAGATTTCTATCCTACGCTTTTTGTCACTTCTAAGGTTCCATCAAAATGGAAGACTCTTGAAGATACATTCGTTGATGAAATAAAACCTGGAGGTATCCGTGAGACTCGTGACTTCCTAAAACGATACGAAGGTGTTGAAGGATTCCCAGTTTACGGTAACACCAACTACGCATATCAATATATCAGTGACACTTACGAAGACGATGTCAACTGGGATATGGAACAGATTAAAGTATTCACAATTGACATTGAGACTGAAACTGAGAATGGATTCCCAGATATCAAGTCTGCCAACGAAGAAGTTCTTCTAATCACTATCAAGGATCTTCAATCAAAGAAGGTTGTTACCTTTGCTCAAACAAAGTATGGTGAGTATAAGTCTCCTCGTTCTGATGTTACGATGGTCAATTGTCGTGACGAACAACACATGCTCAAAGAGTTTATGATTTGGTGGCAGGGTAACTATCCAGATGTCATCACTGGTTGGAACACTGACTTCTTCGATAATGTTTACTTGATCCATCGCATCCAGCGAGAGTTGGGTGATACATTTGCCAACAAGATTAGTCCATGGGGTTATGTCAATCAACGAAAGACTTTCATTAAAGGTAATGAACAGATTCACTATGACATCATGGGTATCTCTCAGCTAGACTATCTTGAACTTTACAAGAAATATACATATACAAAGCAAGAGTCATATCGTTTGGATTACATTGCTGGTGAGGAACTAGATGACGAAAAGAAAGAGAATCCAGGAAATGACTTCAAAGATTTCTATACAAACTACTGGAAAGACTTTGTTGAATATAATATTCACGATGTGGAGTTAGTTGACAGACTCGAAGACAAAATGCGTCTGCTTGAACTGCATCTGACCATGGCATACAATGCAAAGATTAACCCTGAAGATGTTTACTCTCAGGTTCGTATGTGGGACACTATCATTTACAATCACCTTCGCAAGAAAGGTATTGTCATTCCAGCTAAGACTTACTCTGGAAAAGATTCCCAGTTCGAAGGTGCTTATGTAAAAGATCCAATGATTGGTATGCACAAGTGGGTTGTTTCCTTTGACTTGAACAGTTTGTATCCTCACTTGATCATGCAATACAACATCAGTCCAGAAACTCTAACGAGCGAGAAGTTGTCAGTCACTGTTGACAAGTTACTCAACAAAGAGATTGATACTGACTATCTTAAACGAAGAGACCTTGCCATGACTGCAAATGGTTGGACATATCGCAAAGACATCAAAGGGTTCATGCCTGAGTTGATGGAAGAGATGTATATCAATCGTTCCAAGTTTAAGAAACAGATGTTAAAGATTGAACAGGAATACCAAAACGATAAGACAAAGGTTCACCTGCTAAAAGATATCTCTCGTCTTAACAACCTGCAGATGGCTATGAAGATTGCTCTTAACTCTGCTTATGGTGCGATGGGCAATCAGTACTTCCGTTACTTTGATATTAGAATGGCAGAGGGTATTACAACTTCTGGTCAGTTATCCATTCGTTGGATGGCGAACAAGTTGAATGCATTCCTCAACAAGACTCTCAAGACAGAGGGTAAAGACTTTGTCATTGCGATTGATACTGACTCAATCTATCTTACACTTGAACATCTCATCGAGAAAGTTTGCGAAGGTAAGAACACTGAGCAGAAGATCAAGTACATGGATAAGATTTGCGAAGATGTTTTCCAACCATTCATTGATCAAGGTTACACCGAACTATCAGATTACATGAATGCATACAGTCAGAAGATGGTCATGAAGCGAGAAGTTCTTGCGGACAAAGCCATCTGGACTGCCAAGAAAAGATATATCATTAATGTTCACAACTCAGAAGGAGTTCAGTTTGCGAAACCTAAGATCAAAGTTATGGGTTTGGAGATGGTCAAGTCGTCTACACCTGCGGTTATTCGTACAAAGTTGCGTGATTCACTTCAAGTTATCCTCGCAGGGGATCAAAAAGATCTACATACATATGTTATGGAGTTTAGAAAAGAGTTTGACAAATTACCGATTCAAGAGATTGCTTTCCCGAGAGGTATAAATGGATTGAAGCAGTACACTGGCTCTCCAATTTATACAAAGGGTACACCAATTCATGTTCGTGGTGCATTGTTGTTCAATCACCACTGCAAGCGATTCGGTATTGACAAGAAGTATCAACCAATCCGTGATGGTGATAAGATTAAGTTTGTGTATGTGCGCACTCCGAATCCTCTGCAGGAAGATGTGATTGCATTCCCACAGGTTCTGCCAAAAGAGTTTAAATTAGAATCATACATAGATTATGACAAGATGTTTGAGAAGGTATTCCTCGATGCATTACAGATTGTTATTGAACCACTGGGTTGGAAGACTCAAGAAGAAAGTTCATTGGAGGATTTCTTTGGCTAACATTAGAGTTATCAAAAAAGGTATCAATGTTTCTAAGATACTGAAACAGTTACAACAATACCCAGAGGACTGGGGTGCTCAGAAAGACATTGAAGGTGTGCACGATTTAGTTAATGAGTATGGATTCCCTGCAGTACAAGCAGGTGTCCTTCAATTAAAAATTGGTACTGTAAAAGACCTAAATCAATATGTGGGTGATAGTCAATCATCCGTAGAAACACCAGCGTATAGCAGACACACAGAGATTGTAGGATTCTTAAAAAGAAACTTTAAGAAATTTGATAGATGCGGATTCCTTTCGTTGCCAGTTGGTGGAGAAGTTGGGCAACATATCGACATCGGAGATTATTATCTTACAAGAGACAGATACCATCTTGCAATACAAGGTTCATATGTTTACACTGTTGGTGGAGAATCTGTAAAGATTGATGCTGGTGATTTGATTTGGTTCAACAATAAACTACTACATGGAACTAAGAATGTTGGTGATGTAGTTCGCATTACATTTGTGTTTGATGTTCCACATTCCAAGAACAATCCATAGTTGCCTTGCAACAAAAGTTACTGTATAATAGGAGATATAAATGAAGCTGTTAAAATTTTATGCCGATTGGTGTGGTCCATGCAAAGGACTCTCAATGGTCATCAATGGCGCAAAAGATAAGATTGATATTCCAATTGAAGAATATGATATTGATAATGAGATGAAGATGGCTCAAGAACACAAAGTTCGATCTGTTCCAACTATGGTTTTAGTTGATGACACTGGAAAAGAAATCAGACGACAAGTGGGTATGGTCACCGAAGAAAAACTGTTAGAATTCCTGAAAGGTTAATATGAGCATTTTAGATAAGATTAAAAAGAATAGTACCATCAAAGACTCTGCGATTCTATCAGAATCAAAGTTCTTTAAGAAGAAGGATATGATTCCTACTTCTGTTCCAATCATCAATGTGGCTTTGTCTGGTCGTCTTGATGGTGGACTTACTCCAGGAATTACAATGTGGGCTGGTCCAAGCAAACACTTCAAGACAGCATTCTCATTGCTAATGGCTAAGTCCTACATGGACAAGTATGAAGATGCAGCGTTGTTGTTCTATGATTCAGAGTTCGGTACTCCGCAGTCTTACTTCGATACATTCGGTATTGATACAAAGCGAGTTGTTCATACTCCACTCACTGATGTGGAACAATTGAAGTTCGATATTATGCAACAGTTGTCCAATGTAGAGCGTGGTGATCATTTGATTATTGTCATTGACTCCATTGGTAATCTGGCTTCTAAGAAAGAAGTTGAAGATGCCATGGAAGGTAAGTCTGTTGCAGATATGTCAAGAGCAAAACAGATGAAGTCATTGTTCCGTATGGTAACTCCACACTTGAACTTGAAAGATATTCCACTCGTTGTAGTGAACCATACATATATGGAGATCGGAATGTTCCCGAAAGCAATCGTTGGTGGTGGTACTGGTGCAATGTATTCAGCAGATAATGTATACATTCTTGGTCGTCAGCAAGAAAAAGAAGGCACTGAGATTGTAGGTTACAATTTTATTATCAATGTAGAGAAGAGTCGTTATGTTAAAGAGAAATCTAAAATTCCTGTTTCTGTATCTTTTGATGGTGGGCTCAGTAAGTGGTCTGGTCTACTTGACCTTGCTCTTGAATCCAAGCATGTGGTCAAACCAAGTAACGGATGGTATTCCAAATGTGACCCTGAGACTGGTGAAGTAGAAGCCAAGAAATATCGTATCAAAGAAACTGACAACAAAGATTTCTGGTTATCGATTCTTACAAGCAAATCATTCTATGACTTCATTAAGAGCAAATACTCAATTGGTCAAGGTGGACAGATGATGCAAGAAGATGACTTAGACAAAGCATTGGAAGAGTTAGATTTCGATGAGTAATTTTAGATACCAAGTTCTTGAACACAAACACAGTGGACTTCAAGCAATTAAGTTGACTGAAGGTGCGTTTGAGGGTATAATCTATACATATGGAAAGGTGTCATTCGATCCAGATGAAAAGAATGACTCCTTGCATTTAAAGTTTGAGTATGAGATACTTGAGAATGCTGATAAAGGTATGACAGACTTCAAACCTTTTGAAGCATACATAGGTGATATACTACAAGAATTGCTGCATCAAGGTGTGGAAGAAAATAATTTAACATATACAGGCGGAACAGAAATTGATGCGAATAGAACAAAAGATTCTGAGCAATCTGATATTTGATGAGAAGTATTGTCGTAAAGTAATTCCATTTATCAAGAAAGAATATTTTGCAGAGCGCAAAGAAGTAATCTTGGCAGACGAGATTGTTTCTTTCTTTACGAAGTATAACAAGCCAGCATCCAAAGAAATCCTACAGATTGAAATTAGTAATAGGAAAGATCTCAACGATAAAGAGTTGTCTGAACTTGGCGACTTTATCGGCACATTGAGTCAGGAACCAGTCAATGAAGACTGGATGTTAGAACATACTGAAAAGTTTTGTAAAGATAGGGCAGTTTATAATGGAGTTCTCTCGGCAATCAGAATCATTGACGGAAACGATAAGCACCAAACGAAAGATGCTATACCATCTATTCTTTCTGATGCTCTTGCCGTTTCATTTGATAATCATATTGGGCATGACTATCTTGATGACCACAACGAGAGGTATGATTTTTATCATAGGGTGGAAGAGAAGGTTGCATTCGACCTTGACATGTTCAATAAAATCACTAAGGGTGGACTATCAAAGAAAACGCTTAACATTTGTCTTGCTGGCACTGGTGTTGGTAAGTCTTTGTTTATGTGCCATGTGGGTGCTGGTTGTCTAACCCAAGGAAAAAATGTATTATACATAACTATGGAAATGGCAGAAGAACGAATCGCTGAAAGAATTGATGCGAATCTTCTTAACCTAACCATGGATGAACTAAAAGTTATTGACAGGGATATCTACGAAAGTCGTATTGCTAAGATTACAGCTAAGACTAAAGGTAAACTAATTGTCAAAGAATACCCAACTGCTGGTGCTCACTCTGGTCATTTCCGTGCACTGCTGGAAGAACTAAAGTTGAAACGAGAATTTAAACCTGATATTATCTTCATTGACTATCTCAATATTTGTGCGAGTCAACGAATGAAGCAAGGTGGAAGTATTAACTCTTATACATATATTAAGAGCATTGCAGAAGAACTAAGAGGATTGGCAGTTGAGTATAATGTTCCCATTGTCTCAGCCACTCAAACAACTCGTTCTGGATTCACAAACTCGGATCCAGGACTTGAAGATACCTCTGAATCTTTTGGATTGCCAGCGACAGCTGACTTTATGTTTGCTTTGGTCAGCAATGAGGAGTTGGAAGGATTGAATCAGATTATTGTTAAACAGTTGAAGAATCGCTATAACGATCCAGGATTCTATAAGAGATTTGTTATTGGAGTTGATCGAGCGAAGATGAAACTCTATGATGTAGAGGCATCGGCACAAACGCTGAGTGACTCTGGAAAGAGTGATGACGATGAACCCATGTTTGATAAAAGTAATTTTGGTCGCAGACAAAAAGCAGAATCATTCGAAGGATTTAAGTTTTAGGAGAAAGTTATGGTAAAAGTAATTGTAGCAGATAATAAAATCAATTGTGAGCATCTTATTGGACAGTTTGTGGATGAGAGTCACTATGATCATCTACTTGAAGAAGACTGTGATGTTTACATGCCAGCCAACTGCGATCTAGCAACTCAAGCTGAGTGTGAACAAGAGTGTTCTTCTTGCGACATCGGTGCAGATGAAAGACGAATTGTTTTGAAGTTCCGTAAGAACTACTTCAGTAAAGAACAACAGGATGCAGCGTATGCTGGTCTTCGTGAAGCTGCAACTGAAACTCAGAATCGTGGTGCTGCAGCTGGTCCACGAAATGAGAAATTAGGTAATCGTGAATGGGTTACTGAATATGAATCAGACATCATTGAATACTTCTTGGATCCGAAAGCATCATTGGATGGAGATCCAATTGATATCATCAAAGCCAAGCATGAAGGTAAGACTGATAAACCATCTACACGAAATAATGTTTGGGGTATTCAAGCAGTTAAGAAAGATGGATTCGTTTTCAATGAGTGGGTAGAAAGAGTTCGTAAGTTAGATGCAACTGAAATGATTTCAGAAGCAAGACGAATCGAGAAAGCATATGTTTGCGCAACTACCTATGCCAATGGTGTTATGTCTGGTATTGCTGGATGGTTCGATCGTTATCCTCGCATTCCTTATGGTCGTGCGACTTCTTATACTGCGAGAAATCCAGAGAAGTTTGCTATGGCATATCCATTCCTCCAGCAACTTGCTGTAGGTTTTAAAGATTTGCTACCATGGCGATATAACAATCAGATGGAAGCAGCAAAGAAACTAGATCCTGCTTTCTTAGTTCCTGAAACTCCATTCACTACTATCACTGTGAACAAAACATTCCGCACTGCTGCACATAGAGATGCTGGTGATTTGAAAACTGGTTTGAGTAATCTCTTGGTTCTTTCCAACAATGGTAACTACTCTGGTGGTTATTTGATTGCTCCAGAATATCGTGTTGCCGTAAATGTAAGACCTGGAGATTTGTTACTCATTAATAACCATGATGTTATCCATGGTAATACCCCAATCGTATTAAACGATGCAACAGCAGAGCGTGTATCATTGGTATGTTACTTCCGTGAAAAGATGGCTGAGTTGGGATCTAAAGAGTATGAAGATTGTCGTTATGAATTTGTTGAGCAACGAAGACTTAACAAAGAACATCCAGACCAAAAGTATGAAGATGGTTCACAACGACATCTTTGGAATGGTGTGAGTCCTTCAATGTGGGATTCTCAAGAGTGGTATGAATACCTTGAAAGTAAACTTGGTCGTGAAACTTTAATGAAGTATCACCCAGATGCGCAAGAGGCAAATTCACTTGAAGGATTCTTTTAATGTGTTCAGTCATTGGCGCAATTATTAAAGAACCTCGTGCCGAGGATTTCTTAATGCTTCATCGTGTGTTCCTTGAGTCCAAGATTCGAGGAATGCATGCCACTGGAATCTCCTATGTTAAACATGGAAAGATTATCACTGAGAAGCGACCAGTTCCTGCCGATGAATTTCCATTTAACTTTCCAAGTTATGTCAATGAAGATGGTAGTCTTTATCTAATTGGTCATTGCAGATACAGCACCAGTGACTTAGAATTTAATCAACCAATTGCCAATGAGAATCTTTCCGTAGTCCACAATGGGGTTATCACACAAGAGTTACCTGAGAAGTGGAAAGAGTTATATGGTTATGATTGCGAAACTAAAAACGATACAGAACTAATCTTACACACAGCAGAAGATTGCATCAGCCCATTGATTCGTTGGAAAGATTCTAGTCTTGCAGTTATAGA